TTAAGTGGCTCGTTTGAGCCATAAAGTAAACCCGATAATTAAAATCCCCATAAATCCCATAATCGCCGTTAGTTGCAACGGTATCCAGTTAATAATCGTTCCGCCGGCTATCGCGACGGCCATTATCGGAAAGGTTAAGATCGATTCTCCGGTGGTTCGGACGATATACCAGGACGCGACCGCGCCGAGGATTAAGGTCGCGAGAGTTCTTACAAAAATAACCGGTAATCCTGTAAAGGCCGACGCCGAATCCCAACTATTCGCAAGGGCCGAGCCGCTCCAGAAATTGTCGAGTTCGTCGCGATAACTCATATCGAAATCGCGCTCGACGAAATCGGGATTACTTAGTCCGCCGGAGAAAAGAGCCGGCGCATAGACTCCGAGGTTAGGAATTACGGCCTCGAAATATTCCTGGCCGGCCGAGGTCAACAGTTCGCCGTCCACGAGATCGACGCCCGACCAGGCCGCCGTCCCTTCTAAAGAGGACGCGAGGGCGGCAATATCCGAGGCGAGAGTCGCGCCGGCTCCGGTTTGGGCTCGCCACTCGATAGCCTGACTGTCTACCGGCGGAGCGCTAAAAGCCGAGGGGTTCCCCACGAGTACCGAGGTATCGGCGTCGCCCCATGTTATGCCGGCGGCCTCGGTAGCATCGAGGTAAATAGTTACCGCGCCTTCCCCATAACCGGAGTTAACGTAAACATAAGGCGTCGCGACCTTGATACCGTAGCCGACCGAAACGTCGTTATACATAGCTAAGAAGGTTTCGTTTACCGGCTCGGCCGGTAATACCGAGTAATCGATCTCGTAATGTACGAGTAAAAGAATGTCGCCGGCCTCGCCGACGCTACCGTAAGTCCGCGCGGATTTCTGGTCGAGGGTATCGGGCGCGGCTATCCCGAGGAAAACAAAAGCGCATATTCCGAGTAATGTCGCTAATAGTAATTTATTCCTCATTTCTCCCTCTCGCGTTGTCTAAATCCTCCCATGCCGCCAATAGCGTCTTCGGGAGTAAAAACATAAACACAACAAGCAAAGCAGTACCGAGGGCCGCATTACCGAGGGTAGAGTATGCAAACACACTCAACCATAAAACGGCCGGAATGGCGGAAATATGAGCTAGAGTGTTCATATCGAGGCCGCCCATTGTTTTTTATCTATCGTCAGTACCGTTAAACCGTACTTTTTCCAGTAGTGTTCGAGATCCGATTTTTTTTGAATTGGGCCGTCTGGATCGTTGTCTCTTATTAGAGTCATTAGGCCATCAACGTCTATTTTTTCGCCGAGAGCGATACTCCGCCGGAGTAGTTTGTCTACCTCATCGTCCTCGCTATCGGTACCTGGATCGGGTAATGTCTCCGCCGGATCGGGAAATTCCCAAGCCTCGGAAATAACATCGTCGCGAGCGTCCGAATGAATCGAGGCGACAACCTCGGACGTATTATAGGAACCAAAGACTCGATCGGTATTGTGAAGAGTCCACGACCAGTCGGCCTCTTCTTTAAGCGGCGGCCATCGTTTTTTCCAGAATTTGCCAGTCCATTGTCCCCAGTAATCAAAACAAAAAAGTTTAACGCCTCGGCCGCCCTGTATTTTTTCGCATAAAACAAACAGATCGACTTGCATTAATAGAGAATGAGAAACCGTAGAGGGAAATTGAGTCGTAAACAAAATCTCCATATTTCGCTTCCGAATTTGAGTTAGAAAGTTGGTAAACATGACATTAACGCCGGCCATCGACCGGACACTCGGAAACGCCGAGGCTACCTCGTCGATCGCTATTACGCCGTCCCTCGCCCACGAGGGAAAGTCGTTTAATCGGTCGATTAAATAAGGATCGGAATGTGAGAAATCAGTCCAGTAATTAGAAAGAACCGTATTTTTTAGGCCGCGGCGCCGGTATCTCTCGGCCATTAGTTTCGCGATAGCCGTCATGGCGAGAGTCTTACCCTGGCCGCGCCGCCCGAAAAAGAAAATAACGAGAGGCTGAAAAGTTTTCTGTCCTCGTATGTGTAGGGGCTCGATGATTTTCTCGGCCGGCTCGCTACTAAAGATACTAATTTTCCGAGGCTTATTATTTACCTTAAACGGCGAAACGCTCGCCGACGGTAACGACGTTATCATAGAGTTTTTTCCTCTCTCTGGAATCGATTCCTCTTAGATCGTAAATTCGGGAGTACCTGGTGTTCTGGGTGGCCGGTAATCATTTCGACGGCCTCGCGCCGCCCCTTCCCATCCTCGGCAATCGAAAACGCCGCGTCGAGCCATGTAAGATCGTCGGCGGAACATTTTCCGGTAGTAATAAAGTTTTCCAGGGTTAGAATTCGCACGTTTTCTTTTCTTTCTTTCGCCGTTACTCTACATCTCGGTATCCATTCCTCGGCTTTATCCGATGTCTTTATTAACTCCCGAACGACGTCGCCCTCGGATCGTGTATTTGTTAAAAGCATATCTCCGACCGACGGTGTCGCCTCGTATCCGCCGTCATAATTCTCATTGGGCGTTGTCATTTTTTTCCCCCTACTTTGCGCCATTCAAGATAATTGGCGAGCTTGTCTCCGAGCCAGGACCCGACCTTATAAGAAAGAACGGCCCCCACAATCGCGGCCGGTATTCCGACCATATATACCTCGATCTCACCCTTTACCATTAAACGCCTCGTTTAAGTCCTCGCGGTCGATAAGTATCGCGGCTTTTTTTCCTCGGCCGGCGGCAGTATGTGACCGGTAAAAACGTATTTTTCCTTCTTTAATCCACTCGTCGAGCAATTTCCGCTCTACCTTCTTTTCCTCGGCGGCCTGTTCGACTGTTAATAGGTCCAGTTGGTTATTCAATTTATCCACCGGTCCCAAACGCGCCGACAAATAAAAAGAGGGCGACCATACAAGCAATTACGAGCGTAATTAATGTTCCGAGCGCGACTTTCTGAAACTTGGATAAACCGGCCCGAAACTTACTCAAAAGGTCGCGACACTCTGATATTTCGTAAATCATGTCCGGCGTCATAATGTGCCTATCTTTGGCCATAGTGGGATCGGTTCTTGAATGTGCCACGCCCTTAACCGCGCCGGCGAGCTTTCCGACGATCCATACCGGTTTCTGCTGTATGAGCGGCAAAATGGCAACCCACCCGATCAGTATCCCGATAAACGCCGCCGGAAACGCACCCACAACGCCGAGAGCGGAGCCGCCATAAAAATAGCCGCCCATAAAGCCAACAAGGGATAAAGCCGCTCCGCCGATTAAGGGCGCAAATACGGCGGCCTTGTCTCCCGAAGGTACATACCGCGCCGCCTGGTCTACCGTCGCCAGTAGCTCGACACGCGGCATTCTCGCCCGATACGCTATCTCGTTATCAAAGTCGTAGACGAAGACGTCCTCGGTCGCTTTTGATACTTTTGGTTTTGACTTACTCCGGCTGAATAGATTCAACCGGAAGGGCGGATTTAATGTCGCCATCAACAGAGTCTCCCGATAAGTAAATTGTTGTCACCGCTATCAGTCCCATAATCATTACCATAAACACCGTCAAACCGGTCAATAACATAAAGCCGGCCGACTGCCACTTTTGGTCCATATCCTTGCGAGAGGCGTTCGATCTCGCATACTGAAACCCTGTCTGGTATATGTCGTCGACCTCTTTCTGTTTGGCCTCTGGTGACGGCCCTCGAAAGGTCCGATCCAATATCGACATCGGCCAGGGGTTCCCCTCTTCTCCCACCATTACCAGGTTTTTTACTTTCTTATCGGGCTCCGGTGGGCCGGCTGTTTCCAAATCCCTTAACGTCGGGAAAAATATCGGCTTGTTATCAAGGAATTGAGGCTTTTGGGCGAGGCTGAATGCCTGATTCCCAGAATGGCTCCGAGCCAGGTCCGACCACTGATGCTCCGGTTCTATTGCCAGAGTTCGATAAGTACCGTCGGAGCGAAGTAGTCGTGTTCTTGTCTTCATATCCCTTCCTCGTTAATGTTTCCCCCATTTCCCAATCTATGGCATAAACCTCGGAGAAATCTACTTGCTCAACGAACTTCATGGCCAGGAGGACAACCATTCTCCCAATGTATAACTGGCCTGGTGTAAATTTTCCCTTTTTCCACCGGTATATATAGCTATTTTCCTTAGTACCGAGTAAACGGCCGAGCCTACGGTCGGAGATAACTCCCATAGCCTCTCGGAAACTTTGTAATACTTTCGGGCCGGCTTGCGGCGTAAAGAGTCCCCGACTAATCGGGTGGTCGGGATTGCGTGAGACGAGTCCAGTCGGAACCGTTAAAGTTGTCATTTTTTGAGGTGGGATAATTCTTTATTAATATATATTGCGACCTGTAGTTTTGCCAATGGGCGCCACAACGCCCATCTTTCCCCCACGCGCTAAAGCAGTCAAACTCGCCTTATGGTTGGATTAACTGTTGGATTAGGTTTCGTTCTGGCATTAGTGGCCGCGGTTCTAGTAATAGGCCAGGTGGACGCGTTAGCAATTGCCGGCAAGGGAGCCACAACCGGAGCCATATCGACGTTTTTCGAGAGTCCCATGTTTATCGTTACGATCGTAACGGTGGGAGTGGGATTAATCGGCGTCATGGCTGTCCTCGGCAGATATATTCGCTAAATCTAAAAAAGGAGAATTGCTCAATATGTTTCTAGACATTCGCGGAGGAACCCAACAGAACATTGCCGCTATCATAGGCGGAGTTCTGACAATCGTCGTTGGTTTGGTACTTTCGACCACAATATTAGCGCAAGCTGCCGCCTCGGGCGGAGGGGCTACCATAGGCTCATTTGCCGGCGCACAGGCACTTAATGACCTCGTGCCGTTGGTTTATTATGCCGTAGTGGTGCTTATTGGTGTCGGGATGATGGGCCTCGGAGCGGCCGGTCTGACCGGACGCGGCCCGATGGCCAAATAGTCCAAAGTTTTATAAACAGTAGAGCAAGTCCACCACTCTACTACTTAACCTGGTGAGGAATAAAAATGCCGGCTTCCAAATACTATAAAGAGTCACTCGGCTATATGCGGCGCGATCAACCGAAAATGCTCCGCTATTTCCGCGGAGCTTTAGGAGATTTAACCGACGCGCAGATTGATATCCAGATAAAAGAATCTCGGTCAAGAATAAAGAAAAAAAGAAATCAACCGCTGTTAAAAGACGGCCCCTGGCATATTAATAACGTAGCTCTGCAAATGACGCTTAGGGAAAAGGCAAAAAGAAACAAAAAACCCAAAATGCCTCGATCCCGACACTTTAGATAAAGCCTAACCTGGTGAGGAATAAGATGAAATCTTACGACGACCGCTCCGCCGAAAGTCGCGAACTAAAGGTTTATATAGATAACGACTATAACCTCTACAAACAACGGTACGAGCCGATGGTCGACAATCAAATGAAAAAACTCGGTAAGAGGATTTATAATCCCATCCTCGCCGAGAAAATGTGGAAATATTTAGCGGACGAAGGCGCAAAGAAATACCAGAAAGAATATGGCGGCTCTCATCTGTTTTCTCCGGCGGATCGGCGAGAGGTCGCCGAGATGTTAAGGGACGATTTCGAGGATCGCATGAGAAACGAAGGATTTATGCGCAAGGACGGTAAACCCACCGAAAAAGCTATCAAACACGCTATGACCAGGGCGCAGAAAGAAAAGGCAAAAAGAAAGAAAAAAAATACCATGCCTCGATCCCGACACTTTAGATAAAGCCTATTAACAAACATACTTTTTATCTCTTAATCCTGATTATTACGGTCGCGGTATTCCGCGGCCTCTTTGCATTTCTACATGATGGTTTCCTCGGAGTTGACGGCGGAGCCTATCTCTTATCGAGGAACGACGTACTCGGCGACGAACCCACCGGAGCCGGATTCCCTCGCCCACCGTTGGCCCCAGGTTGGTTGCTAGTCCCTTTTACCTACTACCTCGGCGACGATCTAGGCTATAAATTATGGGCCGTCGTCGCGTCGCTCCCACCGATAGCCGCGGTGTATCTTTTCTCGACTATGTTTCTACCTCGATCGGGTGCGCTACTCGCCGCCCTTATGATCGCGGTCGATCCCTTCCAGGGAGAAATGTTTGTAACTGGTTCCCTACCCTTGCTCGGCTTTTCCTTAATCCTCGTTTTATTGTGGGCCTTAATGAAAGCCGCGGATCATGGCCAGAGTAATTTATACGACTGGAAAATTGGCGGAGCCCTTATCGTATCGATCGCGTTGATCCCATACATAAACCAGACGGCCGCCGGTTTGGCGGCGATCCTGATTCCGGTAGCTCTCGGCGTCCTTATGTTTGGCCGGAGATATTATCCGATCCATTTTATGGGAATAGATAAACCGCTCCACTATGTCCGAGAAAAACGGTGGCCGCTTATATTCTGGCGGCCGACGGTTGTTTATCTGGTAATCGGGACCATTTTTGCGTGTGGTGCGTTACCCTGGTATTTCCTCTTAAAACCGGTTAACGGCCTCTTAAGATACGAAGGGCCGCTAATCTACCTCGCGACCGACATTGCTATGTTTCAATTTCTTCTCACCGTACCTCTCGGCCTCTATGTATTCTTTAAGGCCGAGAATTTTTCGCGCCAGATAGCCGGAGCCATGTTGATCGTAACCGGCACGTTATTGTTATTTCTATCGCACGACGAAACAATAATTAATATTTTTTACCGCTCGCGATACCTGGTAATGATGTTTTTCTATCCGGCCCTGGTTTGGACGATCCGGAGCCTACATCTTGCATGGCCCACGCGTTACACCGTAGCGGCGGCCGCGGTCGGGATACTTTTCGCCGGACATTTATATGCGGTCGACGCTCAATCGGATTATTCCCTCTTTATGTCTCCCGACGTAGAAACGGCGTTAGAAATAATCGAGAACGATGCCGACGGCCATAGCGGCATAATATCGAACGCCTATTCGATGTCCTTATGGGTATCGGCTCTATCAAAAGTACACTCGCCGAATATATGGGTATCAAAGCCGCCCAAAGCCTACCAAAACGAGGATAAATTAGTCCGGTGCGTTCTCGGATGGGTTGACGGTTGCGAGCCTCTTTTGGCCTCTAAGTCTCTATCGACAACGCACGTTCTGATTGACGAGCGCCATCCCTGCCGGCACTCAAATCGCAGGAATTATCTAGCTCCCATCGACCAATGGAGCGTAACGGCCGAGTCGGAGTGGTTAGAATTAGTTTACTCTGAAGGGACAGTACGCTTGTATCGTATCCATGAGTCGCATATTTGATATATTCGGCCTCGCCGTAAATATCCACAAAATCGCTTTTTAGCGCCCAGGGCGACCGGCGCGGCACGACCAATTTAGACATCTGGTTAATAGAAATATTTTTTCTTACCAGAACCCTCAATTCTTTCTCGACGCTTAAGAGCTTCCACAGTCTCCGCGCGTTCTGTCTCCATAGTCGACCAGGGCCGATAAGTCGTACCCTTTTAGGATTATTAATCCAAACCTCGTCGAGTTCCTTCAAAGATACGACGAGAGTGTTTTTCCGGCCGTAATTTTTTAGCTGACCGCCCTCGACGAGATTTCGGAGCTTGGAATAGGTAACCTGGCGGCGCCGCGCGGCCATTCCTATCGATACAATATCCCCGACTATCGGATCATGAATGCCGGCGTTATCGAGGTAGGCCGCGGCAACCTCTTTTCCAAACCAGTTATTTATTCTGACATAGGTCGAGAGAGCTTTTCTCGATTCCATGTAATCCATTTCAAATATTTCATTTGCTATGTATTCGAGCGGCTTATTCTGGCTCATTAGGCCGGCGACAAATTGCTTTACCCTTTGCGGAGTCGGCCGGCTATCTCTATCCGGCAATAGCAATCGAATGTCTCTCTTAGACTCTGCGAGAGTCTTGGCCGCGGCGGCCTCTTCGTTTGCCAGAGTCTTTTGTAATGAGGTCAACAGTTCGCCGTCCACGAGATCGACGCCCGACCAGGTTGAGCGCGATATGGCCTTATATTCTCTGGCCGCGGTATCGAGGTTTTTGTAGAGGGTCCGGTCGGTGTTTTGCTTTTCTTTTTTAGAGAAAAAAAGCTCGCCGGCGCTCGACCGAGATAAAGAATGAAAATTAACATCCCATTCCTCGCCGTAGCCGCATATAATGCAATCGGTTTCAGTACCGACGACTCGCCAGAAAGTCTTTTTCCCACATTTCTTACAAAATTTATTCATATTAGAGGTCTACCGTCATAAGTTATCTCGCGTGTTGTTTTTTGGGCGGCTAGATCCCGAACCAGTAAAGGGGCGCGGCCGCGGATTCTTTTAACCAGGTAAATGTCCGGAGTCGTTACGTTTTGAGATTTCATAAACCCTATGTGGGCGGCCGGAAAACCGTCGCCGAGTTTTCCTCTATGCGCGTATATGGCACTAAGACAATCCGCGGACGGCGGAGCCTTAAAATCCCTTTTCCAGGTATTTATTAAATCCGGATAATTATTATTAATCCAATTGATAACTTTATTTTTATTTCCATCATCATCATTCTCTGCATTAACCGTGGTATTTTTTGGCAAAATTTCGCCGCCATTAGGGGAGGGGAGAGGATGATTATTTATAGTTTGATTTCTCTTTGGTTCAATATAGTTATTCTTATAATGAGAGGCGTCCGCCGATTCGGCGTGTGTCGGCGCCGATTCGGCGTGTGTTACGTCCGCCGATTCGGCGTGTGTTAGTTTATGGTTAACGTCCGCCGATTCGGCGTGTGTTAATTCGGTTAAACGATAAGTCGCCCGACGCCCTGGTGAAGATTTAACCGTCTGGTGGAGATACTCTTTCTCGATAAGATATTTGATCTTTTTCTGGACGGTGCGTTCTGGCATATCGGCTTGATGGGCGATCCAGCCAGTCCCACGATAAAAAAAACCCTCGTCGTTAACGGCGTCGGCCATGACGAATAAGACCCATTTAGAGTTATTGCCAGGGCGGCAATTATCCATAACCCATTTACGCCATCTAAGAGACATACGAGGCTCCGAGACTCACGAACGAACAATGGGGATAATTACAGGCCGGACAAGGGAGGCGCGGCGTTGGCAAGCCGTCGATAACGGCCTCGCCGTCCTCGGTTATCTCAAACTTAATCCGCCACTCTTTCCCACAATGGGAACAAACGGCAAGGTAGTTTTTATCCTGTTCCATATAGCATCGTTCCAGAGCGAAACAAGTACAGCAGTAGTCGCCGTCGGGATCGCCAATAACTTTCGGTAGCTCGCACGTTTTACACAAAGCCTTGATTTCTGCTAACATTTTTTTACCTCTTGATGCGTCAGATACATTTAGAGTTTCCCTCGGGTGTATAAGAGTCTCCCGAGGGATTTTTTTATTTATCGTTCTTTTGCCCTCGCCGCGAACTCCTCCGCGCCCTTTTTATCCTCGGCCTGTACTTTTTCGACCAGTTCGACAATCTTTTCGAGAGCGTCCGCGATCCGGTTCTGTTGAGTCGATATGGTATCTAATGTGCGACGAATATCTCGTAACTGCTCCGGTGTATCCTCCATAATTACGTCGTCTTTAAATTTTCGGGAGTTCTCTGTCATTCTTTTTATCCTTTACTCGTCCGAGCGGTCGCGGCCGCTCATTTCGATAGTGTGCATGAAATCAACATTTTTTATCCCAACAGAACCTCCAAATAAATTTGCCTCTGATCCGCGAATCGTTAAAGCCTTATTAATTACCGACCTTGACGCTCTACGCGCCCCAAATAGCGACGTAAACCTCGTATAGGTATCATCGGATGGGATTAAAAGATAAGGACCATAATAATAAAAAATGGCTTAACCTAAAAACCCATCCACCCGATCTAGTCGAGTGAATGGGTACGTTACCATAATAATTATGGAATTAAAATATCGTAACCGGTTAATAATTAGGGAATTTTAGCCGGTGGGAGATTTCCTCGATGGGCGTCCGCGGCGCGGCCTTGTTTCCTTCCAGGTTTCGACCTCTTTAAGAGAAACAAGTTTAACTCGCGCTCCGCATTTGTGGCCGTTAGAGATACGGCCGCGTTCGTTTATTTTCCCATCCTGTAACCAGTCGGAGATCGTGGGATATGGGATGCCGGTAATATCGCTGGCGGCTCGCATTGATACGAGGTCGGAGTTTACTTTCTCGATAACTTTCGACATTAATGCCTCGGGAGTAAGATCGGAATTTTGCTCGATAATGTATTTTAACTCATCGATTAAAATCGATTCGCGCCGAAAATGTCTAGTCATATATACCCTTAATTTCAAACAGTTGGAAGATTTTAGGGCGGATCATAAGACACAGCAACGTAAATAGACCGATACAATAACGTTTATTATGTGAGGAAATAAAATGAATAGACAAAAAAGCCGGCGTGTCGGTTTATGGGTTCGAGTATCCGACCAGTCGCAAACAACCGAGAACCAAACCCGACAGCTAATCGACTGGATAGAGGGCCGAGGATGGGAAATAACAGAAACCTACGATCTTACCGGTGTCTCCGCCCATAGAAACGCCCACGCCAAAATATTAAACGAGGCGAAAACCGCGGCGCGAGCGAACCGGTTCGATACCCTGGTCGTGTGGGCGTTGGATCGATTATCGAGAGGCGGAGCCGAGGATTTACTGCGACACGTTCGCGAGTTCTCCGAGTTCGGTTGCGACGTTATTTCCTATCAAGAGGCCTTCACCGAAACGATTAGCACGAGTCCAGAGATGCGCGATATGTTTTTAGCGGTATATGGATGGGTTGCCAATATGGAAAGTAAGAAAATATCGGAAAGAACTAAAGCCGGTATGCAACGAGTTCGAGCCGGCGGAAAACACATAGGCCGGCCAAAAAAAAAGGGTGTTAAAAAAAGTTAA